AAACTCGAAGAAAACACAGCTATAAAGAATGGCTACAAGAATACGAAGCAAGCTTTCTAGGCACGGGTGAGACATATATCGAAGGTGAGATTCTTAGAAACTTGAAAGAAAATTGCAGTCAGGATTATTGGATTAAATATAACAACAGAATGAGAGTTTGGGAGGACCCTCAACCAAATCACGAGTACGTATTAGCTGCTGACCCTTCAATTGGTCGTGAGAGGGACTACTCAGCTTTCCATATAATTGACATCTATAATGGTAAGCAGGTAGCTGAGTTTTACTCAAACAGAACTCCAATCAACGAGTTTGCTAAGATTATAGCAGATGAGGGTAGGCTTTACAACACTGCCTTTGTTTGTCCTGAAAGAAATGGTATCGGAAATAATTTGATTTACTTCCTGCAAGAAGAGTTTGAGTATGAAAATCTGGTGATGGATGACAAAAGAGACATTGGAATTATGATTACTCAGAAAAATAAAGAAAATTTACTTGCCGACTTGGAGCACAATATAAGGTCAGGTAAAGTTTTAATTAACTCAGATAGGCTTGTTAATGAGCTTTTAACCTTCATTATTGACTCGGACACTGGTCGAATTAAGCCAGATACTAACTGTCATGACGATTTAATCATGTCGTTCGCGGCTGCTATTAAGACTTTTAATAACTTAAGAGGAAATGCGTTCATAGAAAAAGCAGAAGATGGCAATTATATACCGCCAGCCCTCCGTAACGCTCATACATATAAGGTGAAGACCTCTTCGGAGAGTCTAACAGAAGAGAATATTGAATGGCTGCTAAGAAATTAACAGAGGGTGGTGAAGGTTATACCCAGTTTGCTGACCCGCAGAAGCCGTATAATAAACCATATGGCCTTATCGGTAGGTTCTTTAGAAAGTTCTTCGCCAGGGAAGTAGAAGATTTTAAGGACGATCAGTACGTAGATCCTGCCTCCGGCAGATCCGTGGCCACTCCTAAGCCCCTTCAGGGAGACACGCTCCAATCGAGAGAAGTTATTAAAGTCCCTTCAGAGTTTGGGCACAAGAAGACTTACTACCCGATCATGCCTCAAGTTGAGTTTGATCGCAAAAGAAGATATAAGGAGTATGAGGATATGGATGGTTATCCTGAAATATCATCAGCCTTTGATATCTACAGTGACGACTGCACGCAGGAAAACATTGACGGTACGCCTTGGGATATTGTAACCGATGATGAGATGACAAAACAAGAGGTTATGGCTATGTTTGAGCAAACCAACATGGTCAGATATCTTTGGGACATTTCTAGAAACGTTGTTAAGTATGGGGACATTTTCTTAGAGACGATTGTCGATCTTAATAACGTTAAGCGAGGTATTCAACGTATTAAAATCCTTAACCCTAACTTTATCTTTAGAGTTGAGGATGAGTTTGGTTACTTAAAACAGTTCCTTCAAGAAATTCCTAAAAAGAATGATTACACCTCCTACGGTTCTGTTGGACCTTACTTAGATGACGCACAGATGATCAATCTAGACCCAGGTCAGATTGTTCACTTTAGATTGCACACATCAGATCCGACTCACTACCCTTATGGTAAGTCAGTAGCTGCGGCTGCAAGGGTTACCTACAAGAGTCTTAAGATGATGGAGGATGCAATGCTCATCTACCGTCTGGTTAGAGCGCCTGAGCGTCGTATATTCTACATCGATACCGGGTCGCTGCCTGCTTCTAAGGCTGAAATGCACATTAAGAAGCAGATGGATAAGTTTAAAAAGCGTAAGAGTTACAACAGTCAAACAGGCAACATTGAAGAAAACTTTAACGCTCTCGCTGCTGATGAGGATTTCTACATCGCAGTCAACGGTAAAGGAACTGGCACTAAGATCGACACCCTCCCAGGTGCTGAAAACCTTGGTGAAGTCGATGATGTAAAATACTTCAGAGACAAGTTGCTGGCAGCGATGAAGATTCCAAAGGATTACATTGTTGAGAAAGATCAATCGCCTGAGAGAAAGGCTAACTTGTCCCAGTTAGATGTTAAGTTCGCCAGGGTTATTACTAGAATCCAGAAATCAATTGAGCTTGGTTTGGAGACCTTGGCTAAGAGACACTTAATGTTAAAGGGCTTCCCGTCCACGTTAATAACAAAACTTAAAATTAAACTTCCGGCTCCTTCTGACATGGCTCTCAAACGAATGCTTGATACAGACGAGCAAAAAGCGAGAGTTGTTCAGGCTGTTAAGGGTTTAGGTATTTTCCCGATAGAGAAGATCTACAAGGATTATTACCAAATGTCAGACAGTGAGATTGAAGAAGCAAAGAAGGGTCTTGAGCAAGATCAGAAAGACCCTGCCCTTAGTCAGGCTATGATGGGTGGATTACCACCTCCTGGCGGAGCACCTTTGGGGGCACCTCCTGGAGAGCCAATTGAATCTGCTGAAAATGTCCCTCCAACTGCTGCTGAGTCCCTGGACTACGAATCCATGAAATCTTTAGCAATAGAGTCGGGTTGTGACGACGAACTCATTCAATTGTTGGAGGATATGAGAGGGAAAGATCATTTTAATAAAATAACGCCTAAAGACGGCTCTAAATAATTTTGTAACAAGTGTATTTAATATGTTAACGAATCTGATTGAAAATCGTGGAAAAGAGTTTAGTAACCTAATTAAAATTGGTGATTACCTGGCTCGTACTCTGAGAGAAAACGTTGAGTTGTTTTCTCTCGAAGATGGTATTGCGACATACCTAACTGAGAATGGTTCAGTAATTAGCGGTAAGTATGCTTTCAAGCCAACGCTGAGTCTTTCTAAGATTGTTGTAGAGGATGCTGATATTCTTGAGAATAGAAAAGCGTTTGAGGAGGCTGCTGACAAGAAGGTAATGAGTGTTCTCTCTAATCTTCTTGAAGATGATTACCAGACTGCTGAGGGTTCATTTGATAAGATTCTGTCGATGTATGAGACTAAACTTACCTACGAAAGAATCAAGGGTAGACTTCAGGAAAAAACTGAAAGATTTGGAGAATCTACTAAGATTGTTTCATCCAAAGAGTTTCAGCGTGTTAATGAAATTAAAGATCAGTTGATTTCATTCCTTAAAGAAAGTGAGGGTCTACTAGACTCTACTGGTATGAAGACAGGCATGAAGCTCATCAAGCTTGTATCCACAAGTTTTGACCTTCCGAAACAGACCGTTAGCCAGATTGAAGAGCAAGGTAACATTGAAGTTAAGTTTGTTGGCAAGACTGATCTTTACGAGCATCTTTGCAGAAAAGAATTAATTCAGAAAGAACTTCTTGAAGCAAGGCAAAACTTCGATAATATCTGGGTCGATAATGCGGGTGTTCAAGACTTAGCTTCGATGATCTTCGAAAGCGATTCGGACGCAATTCGTCATCAAGTTGCACAGGTGGTTTCGGACGCTCCTTACCTCGCTTTAGCAACGAAGAAGCAAATCAACAGTCTCTTGAGTAACTGCCTGTCGATGAACGAGGTCAAAGTCACTCAAAAAGATCTCAACAAGTTCGCGGGTCAGATTCACGAGATGAAGAAGCCGATAAAGCAATATGTGCTTGACGTTCTCAACGAAAAGTATGGTATTGATGTGCGAAAGCTTGACGAGGTGCCGACCTTCAAGACTTTAACGATGACTGAAGGTGAGCTTATAACACAAATTGCCAAGCACGCTCCAGAGGGCTCGATAATAGAAAAGACTCTCAATGAGTTTGCTGATTGCCTTAAAATTAAGAATGGGGCGGAAGCGATTGATCTTGCCGTCTTCCTTGAGGAGATGTTTGATGAGGCAGGGCATGGCGAGGCTTTAAATGAAGCTAGTCTCATGGATTACATGGACTTTAATCAAGTCGCTGATGATCTCGGTCAGATTGGGCAAGTTTTAAAAATGTTGGTCCCGGCTGTTGAAAAAGCTCAAGATAAGGTAGAGGACCAAGGTGCCGGTGAAGGTGACTCGGAGGGGGAGGATCCCCTGGGCAGTCCCGATCAATTAGATAGTGACGCTGAGGTTCCCATGGATAAAAACATGGATGCTGAGGAAGCCGCTGAGGAAGTGAAGGACGAGGTTGAGGATGAAGAAGCCGAAGACGAGGAAGATCAACCTGAACCCGATGAGGAAGAAGGTGAAGAGGAAGGTGACGAAGAGGGTGAAGAGCCGGAAGAGATGGACCAGGATGACTTAACGTCACTTCTCTCTAAACTTGAGGATCTTCTGGACGATATCAAACCTGATGATGATGAAGAGAAAAAAGACCCTGAGCAGTACAAGACATAAGGAGACGTAAATGGGTTTTAATAAAATACCGCTTGCCCTGAAGTTTGATGACGCGACGGGCAATGCAACTGGTCTGGTTGAGTTTCGAATCGATGAATCCCAAGACCTTAGTGGTCTTCCTGTATCCTCTTTGAGTGGGATTAATCTTAGCAGTGTTCCATCAGACGGTCAAGGGCTCGTTTTCACTAATGGAGTTCTCTCTAATGCTGCTGTTGGCGGTGGGGGTGGAGGTGGTCTTACTTCAGTTAACTTAGGCTACAATGCCGCCGCTGCCTCAGGTCAAGTCACTAATGATGCTGGCAGTGCCGCTGACCTCCCAGCCGCCACTGGCTCTGACGCGGGACTTCTCTTACCCGCTGAAAAAAATAAATTAGCCGATATTGAGCCTAACGCAGATGTTACAGACACAGCCAATGTGACGACAGCAGGCGCGGTAATGGATTCAGAAGTAACAAACCTGGGATTTGTAAAA